TGCAACATTGAAGGATGAACCCCGTAAACTCAAGCGTGTCTATGTCGATCCAGCGACACGCGTTTTCTGGGCAGCACCCTTTGATAAAGTACTTGCGGATCGCATGTACTTTCACGGTGCTGTTGCTGCAATCGCGGCAACACATGAATCACATCCTATTAAGATCGGAATCAACCCGCAAGGACTCGGTTTTCACAGACTGTATCTTTGGCTTGCGCGAGTGAGCAATGTTGGATTCGATCTTGATACAAAGAACTGGGATGGAAGTGTTCCCAGATGCATCATGGAACGACTCTATCGAGTGTGGAACAGGATCTATGAAGTCAATGATCCAGACTGTACTGATGAGGATCAGATGATCAGGAAAACACTCCATTCTCATCTCATTTGTCCCTTGATTCTTTACCATGATCTGGTAGTTCAACTACCAGGTGGTAATATCAGTGGGCAATCCATGACTGCTGTTGACAACAGCATCATCAATCACATCTACCACTACTATGTGTGGAGGACGCTATGCAAACGTGCGAAGTTGACGCGGGACCTTTGTCTCTCTTCCTTTCATCAGCATGTGAGCTGTGCTTTCTACGGAGATGATGTGATTGATGTTGTTGATGCACCCTACATGAAACTTTTCTCGCCGCAGAACTACATTGCGGAGTGCGCGAAGTTTGGTGTGGTATGTACGCCAGCCAGCAAAGATGGAGAAGTGACTTATCGTCACTTGCATGAGCTGGAGTTCCTGAAGCGGAACTTTCTACGGGCATCACTTCCTAATGGAAATCCAGGCCCATACTACTGTGGAGCACTTCAACCCGATTCATTTCGGAAAATGCTCGATTGGACATCGTGTACTCGATCCCATCACTACTTCCTTGAACCTGACGTAGTGCGGTGGGATCCGAACACACTTGGACAGGTAGTGGCATGTGCGCTGTTAGAGGCAACAAACCATGGTAGAGCTTTCTACTATCGTATGTTGTCGCATTTGCAGCGCAAGTGCCGTGATCATGCTATAGCATGTGACAATTGGCCATCATATGTCGCATGTTATAACATGATTTGGAACCTTGACCTACCGGATGGTTATCAAGGCGTTGATACAATTTCTTTTGTATCGCATTCTACAATGTCATCAACGCAATCCGCCGTCGTAGGAAATGGTGATGCCAATGCTATTCAGCCTGCCGCAGTGCCTGCAGCACCTCTTGACAGAGCTGAAGTTCCAGCCCTTAGCAATGGGAGCATTGTGCCTACTTTCACTGGTGACTGGGGTACTCTGCCTCCTGAGTGGTATCAGAAGCAGATTCATGTCGCGACAATTCCATGGGATTCAAACCAACCAACAGGAACAATCCTCTACACAAGAGAGGTCAGTCCTGCAGGAATCAATCCCTACGTCGCGTACTTCAGTGCACCG